TTTGAATCAGACTGGGGTGCAGTATCTATGGGATATTCTGCTTTTGATAATTTACCTCCTGATTTTTCAAGTTTTTTAATTGCTCACGTTGCAGAACAAGTATCTGCTAATACTGAAAGCAATATCTGGCAAGGAAATCTTGGTGGAGCGCAAGCTGGAGAATTTGACGGATTTACAACTTTAGCTACTGCAGATGCAGATGTAATTGACGTTGCTGCTGTAGGTGGTGGAGTTAATTCTGGTAACGTAGTTGCTGAATTAGGTAAAATTGTTGATGCAATTCCAAGCACATTATATGGTAAAGATGATTTACACATTTACGTTTCACAAAACATTGCTAAAGCATACGTTAGAGCTTTAGGTGGATATGCTGCTATTACAGATGCTAATGGTGGAGGTGTTGCAAATGGTATTGACAATAGAGGTACATTATGGTACGGAGGTAACGAAAACCTTTCTATCGATGGTGTAAAAATCTTTGTTGCTAATGGTTTACCAAACAACTATGCAATGGCTGCACAAAAATCTAACTTATTCTTTGGAACAGGCTTAATGTCTGATTACAACCTTGTTAAGCTAATTGATATGGCTGACATTGACGGAAGTAAAAACGTAAGAGTAATTATGAGATTTACTGCTGGAGTACAATACGGAATTGGGTCTGAAATAGTACTTTATTCTTAATAAATTAAATTAACCAAAAATAAAGGGTAGGTGGGTATATGCTTACTTACCCTTTTTTTATAAAATAAAATATAAACTATGGCTTGTACATTAAACACAGGTAGAAAATTACCTTGTAAAAGTGCCTTTGGTGGCATAAAAACAGTTTGGCTTGGAGATTTTGGTGGTATTACTGGTGTAACTGTAGATTCTACTACAAAACAAGTAACAACTATCGCAGGAACACAACCAGACTGGTATCAATTTGACGTAAAAGGAAATTCATCACTTGAAACAACTGTAACAAGTTCAAGAGAAAACGGAACTACTTTTTATACTCAAACATTAAATTTAACACTTACTTACCTTGACGCTAAAACTCAAGCTGAATTACAAGATATTGCAGTTGCAAGACCTTATGTAGTTGTTGAAGATTATTACGGAAATCAATTCTTATGTGGACTTGAAAACGGAATGGAGTTTGTTTCTGGAACTGTAGTTTCTGGAGCTGCTGCAGGAGATTTATCAGGATTTACTTTAGTAATGGAAGGTCAAGAAGAATTAGCTCCTTACTTTTTAGATTCAGGATTAATTACTGCAGACGCAGAACAAATTGTACCTAACTAATATTTATTGATATTAAAATTAAGAGCATCCTTTGGGGTGCTTTTTTTTTGCAATAACATTTTCACAAAATAAGTTATTTATTACGTTATATATAAAATGATTGTATTAAAGACTATTACATCGGCTCAAGACTTTAAGGTAATTCCAAGAGTTTACGGAAGCGAATTTACTTTATCTATAAGAGACGATAGTACAAATGTAAAGCAAACGTATCAGGTTTCTAATGCCACAACATCTGGAAATTATTTAACATTTTCACAAGCGTTTAGTCCTGTACTTGTAGAAGGTCATTTTTACGACATAGAATTATATAGTGACCCAAATTTTTGGAATACTAATTATTTTTTATGGGAATTATATAATGAGTTTTGGAATGTAGATACAACAGACATTGTAGATATATTTAAAGATAGGATTTTCTGTACTGACCAAGAAATAGACCAAATGGATAATTTATATTATGACATAAATCAAGGTCAATACATAACAGATAATTCTTATAATAATGATTACATTGTAATATGAAAAAAAGAAAAAGAAATAGTTTAGGTCAATTTGTTAGAGGGTCTAAATCAGAAGTTAGTTTTGTTAATTTAAGCACTTACACAAGTCCTGAAATCATTGAAGTTCCTAATCAAGATTGGATTGCTTATGGAGATGACAACAATTACTTTCAATTTTTAATAGACAGATACAATGGAAGTCCTACAAACAACGCCTGTATTAATGGTATTAGCCAACAAATTTACGGTAAAGGTTTAGGAGCTACAGATTCAAATAAAAAGCCAGAACAATACGCTGAAATGATTACACTTCTAAAAAAAGATGTAGTTAGAAAATTAAGTTATGACCTTAAACTTATGGGTCAATGTGCTATGCAAGTAATTTATTCTAAAGACAGAAAAAAGATTGCACAAATAGAACACATACCAGTAGAAACTTTAAGAGCAGAAAAATGTAATGAAGATGGCGATATTCCTGCTTACTATTATTTTAAGGATTGGGCTAAACTAAAACCAAGTGACAAGCCATTAAGAATACCAGCTTATGGAATGTCAAAAGAAAACATTGAAATATATTACATAAAGCCATACAAGTCTGGTTTTTATTACTATGCACCAGTAGATTATCAAGGTGGAATACAATACGCAGAATTAGAAGAAGAAATATCTAATTACCACCTAAACAACATTATGAATGGATTAAGTCCTTCAATGTTAATTAACTTTAATAATGGAACACCTAATCCACAAGAAAGAGAACTTATAGAAGCAAGAATTGCACAAAAGTTTTCAGGTAGTTCTAATGCAGGTAAATTTATTTTAAGTTTTAATGACAATAAAGATGCACAAGCTGAAATAACACCAGTTCAATTATCAGACGCACATAATCAATATCAATTCCTTTCTGACGAATCACAAAGTAAAGTATTAGTAGCTCATAGAGT